AACGGTTTCTTCCACAAAAATTTTATACTTCGGCATTTTCAGCCCTCCTGTTCCAATAATCAATGGATTTTATCGGATTATTATTGCATACCAAATTATCAAAACTCACTGTCGCACCACATTTGTGACACTTGATAAAATATATTGTTTCAGAATTAATAATTCTCTTAACAGCTTCAACGCAGCCACCACAAAACGGACACGGTTTTAATTTTTCATTCATTTTTCTCTCCCCCCATAATTTTATAAACCCAACGCTGTTTCATTTCCTGGGGGACGCCATTATCACGTTTACGATCACCTGTCCACATTTTGCCGCCTGCAACGCCATCATATTCAAAATTGCTGGCACGTAAACTAGCCCCTGGTTCGGACGCCAATGTGTATGTAATGATTTTTTTGTACCCCATATTCCGTGCAATTCTGATACATGCACCGTATAATTTACTGCACGCATTATACGTGCCATCAGTGCATAGTCGATTGATTTCCAACGTCCAACCATCGTCTAAATATCTGCTGACGGGACGACCACAAATTGCAACACCTATTAATTCATCGCCGTCATTTTGTAAACCGATGCAAAATTTACAACCTGCACATTTTTTATGATGCCTATGATGATCCGTGACATAGTTATTCGCAGTTTTCAATGATATCGGTATTATTTTCATTCATTTTCTTCTCCCTTCAGCAACTCAGAATTGTCAAAAATGTTACCTATTATTTCGCATCGATTACCGTCAATGTTATTTCCAAAATCAACTGTAAATGTATCGAATTCTACAATAAACATTGCGCCATCATTATCAAATTTTACAATTCCATATTCATCATCTGATATGTTAGGATTTTCAACTGTAACTATATCACCATCAAAAATCTTAACGCCGTTTTTATCTGTTAATCCAGTGAATTGTCCAATCGTTTCAACGTCAACCCTAGTCCATGTCATCAATGACATTAAACACCCACAGTTATCTCGTTCTTGATGTAAAATGCAATGGGTTTCGATATCGGTATATAATGGGTCAATCTTTTTTACTAAATACCCATTGACCCACTCGCCGTTATCAACACGCTTACCCCTGAACAATATCTCTCTATTCATCTTTCAATACCTCCTCTTCCTCAAAAATGCTTTATACAACTTGTCTTTCCACGTTTCGGATTTTCTTATTCTTATCGGCGAACCGCAACATTGACACAGTTCCCTGCGCACATATTCGTCGGGACTGTTAGTGTATGACTTTGTCCTTGTGCCGCAAATCTCGCATGTAAATTCATCAACTAAATAGGAATCTTTCATTTTTTCAATACCTCCTCTTCATTCACCAGCTTTCTTCCGCAAACAGGGCAATAATTAAATCGGCTGAATTCACTACACGGGTCTTCGTTCCCCTCTGCACTGCATTTGTCTGACCCACCATCACCCCAATAGTCACAAAATAGGGTACACAGTCTGCATTTATCTTCTGCGCAATACACGCAGTCTTTAATATCATTCATGGCGTTCTCCTTTTAACCTTTTAATTTTTTCTTCTGCCTTTGTGTAAAACTTGCGTCACCCGTCATAATACCTATTACCTCGCACGCCAATACGGCGATATCTTCCGCATTGTCTGATTTTTCAATATCATTCATCAGCGTTCCTGCCTTGCGGACATTATCCTGATACGATTTGTATGCCGAACACCATTGTTCATAGGCCGCTTCAAATTCCGTACATTTACCTATTATCTGCTGCTTTTCAGCTTTGGCGTCATTTTTTGAAATCTCGCCTTTTTTGTAATATCTGTATAACGACCTCAACGTTATATAAAAACACGTTTCCGGCATTGTCAGGTACTTAGGCGGCGGAATGTTTTTAGCAGCAGAAAGTTCTATTTCCTTTGTCCGCATAAATACTCCTCCAACGATTTAACGGCTTCTTCCCAACCGTGGCAAACAACGCATTTATTACCTTGTTCCTGCAATTCAGTGATCCACCAATTTTGGTTATCCGAGACTTTCCCCTTTTCGGCTTTCAGCTCTATGTAAAGACTGAGATATTCGCCCCGCGCAACGGGAAGATGTAAGTCGGGAACACCTGATTTAACACCCTGTAATTTTAGTTGTCTGCCCTGAATCTGAGAACATTTACGCTCGTTAGGAATGTGATACAGTAATTTCAGTTCCGGATATTTACGCCGTATACCAGGCTGCTGAGTCCATTTGATCACATTTATCTGATGCTGTGCTTCTGTCATAAAAATCAACCTCCCATTACTCTGTTTAAAATCTGAGACGCTTGTAATTTAGTAAGACTGTCAAAGTCAATCTCCTCATTCCTGCATTTTCTTTTTATCAGATTTTTTTGCTTGTCCGACGCAGGATAACGTCCCCAACGCTTGGCTTTTTCAAGATTCCAGATATATTCACTGTCGGAATAATTTTCATTTAATTCTGTGTACACCGTATCAATTGCACTTTGCATATCAGTTCGGCTGCCGTTATAGATCACGTTTCCTAGTTCGTCCGGGCAAGGTATAATCAGCTTTTTTCTTTCCGGAAGATTACATATCAAACGTCCGTCCGGCATCTGGAAGAAATTAATATCATGTAAATTATACTGCTGTTCCCGTGCCCACAGATTTACAATTTCAATATTTCTTATCCAGCTGGACGGTGTATCCGCCGCACGTTCAATTTTTTCAGGCAGTTCGAATAAATCCCCCTCAAGCTTATCCTGCTGTGCTTTTGAAATATTGCTGATATCTATTCCTAACAATGACGGCGCTGTGCAAAGGGAACGTTTTCCCGTAATTCCAACGCAATCGATCAGCGTTAATTTTTCCTTATCCGGATGAAGTCTTAAACCTCGTCCCACCATCTGAGTATATAAGCTGTCCGACTGAGTAGGACGCGCTATAATTACCGTTTCAACAAGCGGGATATCTGTTCCCTCGGTAAAAACCATACAGTTTATAAGACAAGGGATTTTTCTTTCGGTAAACGCATTAATGATATTCTCACGATTTTTTGTTTTTCCGGTAATAACAACTGAATCGGGGATTTTTTCAGCAATTGATTCAGCATGACTTACGCTTGCGGCAAATATCAGCGTTGCGCCTTTTGCCATATCCCTGTAAGCCTCTGCAATTGCGTCCTCCGTACCGCTCATGGCTTCTGATAATTCTCCGGGCGCATAATCTCCGCAGCGTGTATGTACCGCCGATAAATCGTAACCGATATCAATTCTTTTGCAGTCAATGTCACAAAGATACCCGTTTTTTATTCCCCATTTTAAATCACGTTTGAATACGATTTCCTCATATATATCGTCTAATCTTGCTTTATCGGCTCTATTGGGTGTAGCGGTAAAACCGATTACCTGACGCGGTGTAAAATGCTCCAGTACTTTTCTGTACGTTCCGGCGGCTGAATGGTGCGCTTCGTCAACTATAATCACATCAAATTCATCAGGATCAAAATTATCAAGTCTGTGAACAATACTCTGCACGCTTGCCGATACGATTTCTTCCCCATGAGAACGTTCCGACGCCATTTCAATTCCGGTTGTGCAGTCAAAATATTTTAACGGCTGACGCACAAGCTCTTCACGATGGGAAAGTATAAGCATACGTCCCTGACGTCTGATATTTGCAAATGTAACGGTTTTTCCTAGTCCGGTAGCCATTTGAACAAGGTAACGTCCCTGACCTTTATTGTCAAGAATATCAATACATTCAATCTGATAATCTCTTAATTGTATCACAACTTTTTATCACTCCTTTGTATGGGACATGCGGTACATCGAGGGACGGTTGTCCCACTTTGTAAACCTCGTATTTATGTGGTTTATAACGTGTTGTGGGACTGTGGGACAAAATCGCGCATTGTTTCGTCAGAAAAATTTTTTATTATTGAAACGGGGAAATTATAATATATTTTGATATATATCTTATATATAGGGGGAAAATGTCCCACAGTCCCACAAGCTTTGTAAATTACGTAAATACGTGCTTTAAGCTTAATATACATGTCCCTCATTTTGCCTTTTTTAGTCCCTCACATGTCCCTTATTACAGTAAATCTTCATAATCTTCAATATTTATTTCGTCTTCACCCACCGGAAGTTTCATTACAACGCATTCCACATTAACGCCGTTAATACGTTTACCACGTGTCATGTTGCGCCCTCTTGTTAAAATCAATCCGTTAGTTTTAAGCCACGAAAGCAACGCCCTGTCGTCAAATCCTGCGTCCTTGACGGCCTTGCGGAAAACCGCTCCGTTTATGTACGCCCAGTTGTCAAGAATAACACCGTATACGTCTGAATTTTCATTGTCAGCTCGGAATTTGTTGGAATTCATCGCAACCCAGTCGCACATATAGCTATAACCTCGTTCTCCGGCTGAAACAGACGCTTTGCTTTTCAAAAATTCTGATATTTGACTGACCGTCAGATGTTTTTCGGTTTTAAAAACAAACCTGTCTGCAAGCTCGTCCGCTGTAAGCAGCATTGCCGCCGCCATTGCCTGTTTTTCAGTCGTACTTCCGGAGGATAGCTCCTTGTAATATTTGCTGTACAACTCCTTGGCTTCGGCTATAACATCATCGTTGAGACTTTCAATAAAAATTCTTCCTGCATGACCGTAATTCATTTTAATGCTTTGATTAACTTCCATGCCGTTTTTTATTACGGCGTCCTTTGCTTTACACTCAATGTCAATTACACGGTTTACCGCTCCTGCGCCCGAATTATCGGACGTTAACGGCGATTCTCCTGTAGTCAGTATGCATAGATCCCATACGGGGGTCTTATCTATTCCTCCCGATTTTGTACCTCTTGTACGTCCTACTCCCTGAGACAGCTGATATACGTCAAATTTACTTCTGCCGTGACTGTCCTTGGACAATTGCAGCTCGTCTATACACATCGGTATATTGTTTAAAAATGCCGCTGTTTTTTCGTGCCCTACTTGTGTTGCGTTAAACGTCTGGACGTACTGTCCGATTGCAGGATTTCCCCACACCGACGCCGCAAGCATAAGCGCAACCGTTTTACCTGTTCCGGATTCTACTCCCCACAAATGAACAAAAAAGCACAGTCCTCCGATTTTTTTTATCAGTGCGCTTGCAAAGCTTGCCGCAAGCATTATCTGCGCTGTTATATTAGCGTGTCGACATTTGATTGCGGTTTCTCTCCATTTTGCAAAATCTCCGTGTTCCTTGATCGCATTATAAATAGTACTGTAATTTGCGTCTCCGTCAAAAACAAGTCCGTCAACATAAGGTGAAAAATTTCTTCCGTCTCCTATGTAACCAAGTCTTGATACACTTTCACGTTCCGGCAAAGAATCGTAATTCAGCGCTTCAATACTGCATAAATATTCCGACAAAAGCTTTGCACTTTTTGAAGTGACTGACACTCCTACCGCCGCTAACTGGATTACTTTTGAAGCGTCAAACAGCTCTTTTTTGCCTATTATGATCTCACGCCAATATTTGCCCTTGAAGTACGCTATTTTAAGCTTTTCTTCACCCGTATCAATATTCACGAGACGTTCTGTCGGCATGATCGGATGCAGGCACGCAATCTCATGATTGCTCATAGTGGTTTTTGAAACACCCTCGGCGTCGCAGTCCCATTCTCCGGCTTCCAGCTCTATGGGCTGCATCGGAAAATCCGTTGGATGCGATAGGCTTATATTGGGTTTTACTTTTATTAATCGCAGAGATTTTTCATAATTGTTATATGCCTTCTTGAAACTTGTAAAACCTACCTTTTTAGCTTTTATTGCTGCACTTTCCAGCTGAACCGTTTTCTCAAAAGGGTCTGTATATCTGCTTATTTCCTCATACGGCGCTGTAGTCGAATAATCTTCCAGACAATAATCATAAGACATATCAATTTGATTCTGTGCAAGATATTCGCAGTTGCTTGCTTTAAAATCAAATAATATACGGTCAAATATTTTTAGCATTTCACTTTTTGCCGCTTTTTCACGCAGTTTACTTAACGTTTGTTTTCTTTCTTCATTATTTTCGTCAAAATAAGCAATATGTTCAATTATGCCTTTTATAGATTCGATTTCAGCTTCTTCAAAATTAACGGCGTCTATTTGTTCCTGTGTTATATTAACACCCCCTCACTAATGGACAGATTCACTGCTGAATTTGCATTAAAATATGCAATTAACTTTATTTTGTAATCAAATTGTAACTTAAAACGGTACGTCTCCATCATCCAGGATTTCTTCATAGTCGGATAAATCGCCGAGCGATTCGTTTGCAGAATCCGGTACAATTGTTTCAGGCTTTGGAACACTTTTAACTATTGATACAAATTCGCAAACCAGATTTTTATATTCTCTGCCGTCGTTTCCTTGATTTATTTCAATTTTACCGACACAAAGAACAGTATCACCTTTTTTTATTGCAGCAGCACATCTAGCCAAATTGTGCCATGCCTGACAGTTTGTCCATATTGCCTCCTTTTCATCGCCGTTTTTCTTTTCGCCTACTTTTACACTCCAGCGACAAAGGCTGGACTTTTTTTCTCCAACGGTCTTAAGTTCAGCATCTCTGGGAACGTAACCGCTGATAATGAAACTACCGTCTTGTAATTTACTGTACATTTATTTGTTCTCCTTTGCTTTTTTATAACAACTATAACACATGCCACCACAGCCATCATATACTTCTTTTGGTGTAATGGTTCTTACAGTTGTACCGTCAGTTGACTTCTGACTTTTTACTTCATTGCCGCATTTAGGACAAATTATTTTTTCAGCACTTTCTTCTTTGTATTCGTTTGTATCTGCGTCCTTGGTATCATCAATATTAAACAGTCCGTTTAATGCATATTTTCTTGCATAGCTTGACGCTGTTCCGGTTATTTGTGAATCGTCCATTCCCTTTTTAGTCAACGCTTCACGAGCGCTCGCCGTACTGCATAACATTGCATTACTTTCCATATCAAACAGTGTTACTGTTGCTTCAACATAGTATCTTTCGTTTAAGTTAATAATTTTGTCTGAAATATTAAGTACAACGCTATATTTCTGACATAGCGGTTTAGCAGCTTCGAGTATATCTTCGCAACTGCGGTAATTATATCTACCAAAGGCGTTATACTGATTCTTAGGCGCTTTAAGTTCAGCTTGTATAGCCGACACTCTTTTAAAAAAACTGTCCATTTTACTCTTCCTTTCTTGTCGCCTCATTAAATGGACAAATACGTCCCGTAAACTTTTGAGGATATGGCGTTACCTCTTTTGTTATTAAACACAATCCACTGTTTCGATTGAAAAAATCGCATTGAAAACAGCTAATATCCTTATTACCTTTCCAGTCTACCGGAAAGAAATTTCTTATTTTTCCTTCTGCTTCAATGTATTCCTTTACGCCATCTGAAAAATCAGCCATACTATTTTTCCTCTCTTTCCAAATCTCTCATTAAATCAATATCGGGTTCCGGCTTGTCCGGATTTTTATAACAGGTTCTGCATGCTTCAATATCACACTCGCAAGGACTGTCATAATCGTAAATGCAGCTCATCTTATAACTCCTTTTCTCTTTAACACTTTATATGATTCGTCTGTCAAATGTACTTTTATAATTTTTTCACCGATACCGTCATTTACAAACTGTTCCGCATCGTCCTTATTTTCGTAAAAAATTGAACTGTATATGACGTCATTAAAATATGCTATTCCATATACTGTATGGGTTTTCCCTGTGTACATTTTGGTTTCCTCCTATTTTTTCATATTTGTTTGCGCAATTTCTATCATATCAACTATGTCACTGATTAATTCTGCGAAAATTTCAAATTCTCCATCGCTGAGACTTTGCAGCGCAAACGGTTCTAATTTATAATTAGCAGCACTTCCAGTACTGGTACCAATTGTTGGCTTAAATATCATTGCAACACCACGCCAAAATCTTGTAAATATTTTGCTACCGTCTTCATTAGTGCCCTTGACAATTTCCCCTTTGCTGTTAGCACATATTTTAAACATTTTTTCATAAGTTTTAGTGTTAATTCTCGGTATCAATTGCCTATCTTTAGTAGTATGTAATTCACGTTCTGCTCTTAACTTGTCAATGTTGATTGACGCCTTCTTTAATTCGGCTTTTAAACAATTATTCTCCGCTTCAAGCCGCTCAAGCCTTGTTACCATTTCTGTAAATGTCATCGTTTTTTCCTCCTTACATTTCTTCAAATTCTTGTTCAAGTTCCTGTAAATTTGATTTATAGTGGTCCTCAATTAATGCCAAAATCGGCTCTTCCAGTTCGTCAGGAACAAGAACTGTAGCAGGGTACCCTTCTTGGCGCAAATAGGTTTCGCGATAGTACGTTCTAAATTGTTCGATAACGTGAAGTTTTGCCCTCAAGCCTTCAATTGCACTAGTGATCTGCAATGCCTTATTTAATTTTTCCGTATCCATTGACCTTTCCTCTATTTCATGCTATCATTTATTTGTTTAAATTTTTTCTTTTGCCTGTCCCTGTTGCCTCAGGGCAGGCGGTTTTTTTATACCTCAACAAACTCACCGTCTATCAGTTTATATAACGTATCTTCCTTAATTCGTTCGCCGTCCACAAATTCCGTTTTTACGCATTTTGGAATATAACGTTCCTTTTCCTTAGAATATTCCCATTCCGCCAGCGTGATCCAGCTGCCTTTTTTGGCTTTAACGGCTGAATTGTGACCGGCGCAGCAAATAACGCAATCTTTTCCGCTACTGCCTATCTGTGCAGAATTTCCGCTACTGCCTATCTGTGCAGAATTTCCGCTACTGCCTATCCGTGCAGAATCTCCGCTACTGCCTATCTGTGCAGAATTTCCGCTACTGCCTATCTTTGCAGAATTTCCGCTACTGCCTATCTTTGCAGAATTTCCGCTACTGCCTATCTGTGCAGAATTTCCGCTACTGCCTATCTGTGCAAAATTTCCGCTACTGCCTATCTGTGCAGAATTTCCGCTACTGCCTATCTGTGCAGAATTTCCGCTACTGCCTATCTGCGCAGAATCTCCGCTACTGCCTATCTGTGCAAAATTTCCGCTACTGCCTATCTGTGCAAAATTTCCGCTACTGCCTATCTGTGCAGAATATCCGCTACTGCCTATCTGCGCAGAATCTCCGCTACTTATTTTATTATCAGCAATACATGTTGATGTTTTTTCTATAGCAAAATCAACACAGGCATTTATAAATTTTGATATTGACAGCTTTGCACCTATTTTCAGTTTTTTAGTACAGAATTTTCTGTTATTATCAGTTTTTACTTCATCTAATGCTTCAACCTCTGCAAACTCATTGAAATCGCCAGTATCATTTATGAAGCCATAATAATCCAATACATCAAACGGGTTTTCACAAAAATGCATTCCATAACTGCATATTTCTGCTTCTTCTTCCTCAAATACCGTATTTTCTGCGTACTGTTTGCCTCGGCATATCAGCCCTGGCTCAAATCCTTTATACCCTTTCATTTTTTATTCCTCCTTTTTTAATTTTTAAATCAAATCTTCCCTTAAAACATTCTGTTTCTTATTGATATATGTATAATCTCTAATCATATTATCAATAATCGCACGATCATTAATTGCCTTTAGTTCTCCCCATGGGTCGGGACTGTAATTTGTCTCACATTGCCGTGTTTTTATGTTATATATAGTTTGCTTCATTTTTTCCTCCTTGGTTTTATTTTTTTCAAAAATGCCATACACACATATACCATCGTACAAAATGCGCCGTTGGCACAACAAATCCTCTGTTAACCTTTCCGGGCTTACGTTCCGAAATACCTAGCAACCCTTTACTTTCAAGATTTTCACGTATAGTATTTTCATCACAGCCGAATTTCTCAGCTAAAATCGGTATCGGTATCTGTCTAGGATATTTTTCAACCATCTCAGCTAACCACTCAGTATCCTGATCTATAAACTCTTGTATGACGGTCTGCGCTGTTGTTTCTGTCATATTAATCACCTCCTTTTCTAATTTTATTAGCCATAGTTTCCTCCTTTACGCTGACTTGGTTTCGTTGCTGATTTCATAAGATTCAATATATTTTATCTGCCAATCTTAATTGAATATTTTTTCCATTTATGGTATAATTGTTCTATTAAGATAAAAGGGGGGTGGATAAAATACAAACATGGAAATGTGTTAAAGTTTCTAAATATGTATCTTCTTTGGAAATGCTTGAAAAATACATTCAAAGTGGTTACAAGCTTGATTATATGACGTATTGGGAGAACCAAACAGCCAACGCGTCTTATAAATTAAGTAAGAAGCTTGCATGATTTTTTAATTAAGGGTAGGTACACACAATGCCTGCCCTTAATTATGACAGGTCGTTGTCGGATTCGAATAGGTAATCAAGTGAAAATTCAG